GTAAGGCGTTGAATTTTGCGCTAACCAGTCATCGCCATTTGCAATCAATAAGTCTTCGGGTATAGCAACATACTTTGATTTATGCATTAACATCATACAACCCCATCCGTATGGGCGTTGCTTCATTAGTTTTAAATGTATGTTAGCATCCTTTTTTAATTGGTAGTTTTCAAATGCCATACCGATAACACCAACGTGCTGCAATGAGTCATCGAATATCGATAAGAATGCAGGATTGAAGTTAATGTCATCGTTGCAAATCAATATGCTATCATACTTAGCACGCTCAACACCGTAATTCCACGCGGGGTTTACGTAAATGTTTTCAGCCATTAAGTGTATGTCATACTTAGCGTTAAGCGGCAAAGGTCTATATTCAGTTGTATCGTTGTCAATAATGATAATCTCACCGATAAATTCGGAAGCACATAGGTCTTCAACAAGCTTTATGATGCGTGGACTTCTCCACATAGTTGGAATGATTACGCTAAACATTTGACAAATATATGAAATTTTTTAAATAAGTGTTACATGCATATCGAAAAGTGTCTAATGCATCGGCTTGCTGAGTCGGATCGTTACGGTCTGTTTTCTTTATTGTCCCATCGGGCAACACCGCAACGTTTTCTAAATCGAATTGCAAGCCCTTAGTAAACTGAGGGTCAAGTTCTACATTGCCACGCGCAAGAAGTGAGTTTACAAGCATTCGGTTGTCTTCAAGTGATGGGTTAACGCTTGGAACTAACATTTGATTGTTGCTTAGGTTAAACTTCTGCCTTATAACAACATAATAGTTGAGGTTATCCTGCACCAATGCACTCGATGACTTGCCTGAAGCATCGCCAGTTACTTGGTATAGTGCATTGCCATACTTGCTTTTAATCACATCGCATAGTTGATAGATGTCGCTATTGGCTAACTTAATCGTTTCCTTAACTCTTATCGTTGATGGCGGCATAACTTGAAGCACTGAGCAACATATTGGATTACGGTTAAAGTCAAAGCTAAGTATGATGGGCAGTTGTTTGTTTAACTCAACGGGCTTTAAGTGTTTAGTCGAATCGTAAGCATAAGCCCAACGATTGCCATCCATATCGAAGTTGGTCCAATCGCCACCGATAAACTGCCTCTTATAACGCTCATCCATACGTGACCACACCTTGCGTTGCTCCTCTGTTACGAAAGCATTGTCATCGGGTAAAGCTAACTGATAGTAAAACTCGGGGCCTAATTCGCCTTTTAAGTAGGGAATATGTATCTCATCCTTAATCCAAGTTTGAGTTGGGTTAAAGGTTGCAAGTATTAGAGGGGTTGGCATCTTATCAATGTACCAACTACCAACGCGTGAGCTGCCGATATTCCATAACTTCTTGCTTAACTCCTCAATTTGCTCAAAGTATATACCGTTTGTTTCAAGTCCTAAAAACGCGTTAAGTTCGGGGTCATGGCTTATGTTCTCAGCCATAAAGAATATCTTTGATTTGGTCTTAGTGTTTTCTAAGAAGTAGTTTGACTTATCGCGTGACCACCTAAAATGTGCTGAGCCATCGATAATCTTTTCAAAGGTCGGTATGATTGTCTTAACTAACTTAGGGAAGTCGGAACGGATAACATGCCACTTGCTGCCTGGATACATAGAGGCCAACCGCAAACAGATCGTGGCGCAGATAAAAGACTTGCCACCACGAATTGCGCCGCCATAAAGTAAGTTGCGCTTCTCTGTCGCGCCTTGTGCCGCTGCCATCGCTTGTATGTAAAAGTCATATTGCTTTGGGTTGGCTTGTAAGTCAACGTTCATTAAATTTCAATCTTAGTGCCATCAGGCATCGTGACCGTTGATGGTGGTCGCGTGTCGGTGATGGTTGTTTCGGTTTTAGTTATTTGCTCCTCAATTCCGTTATTCAATGTGTCAATTGCCTTAGCATTGCCCATCTTTGCGTTATTAAATAAACTATCAACATACTCCTCAAGGTTGTTTGAGCCCGTTAACTTTTCAATAATCTTTTGAGTCAGTAACCTTTCAGCACGCTTAACCTCCCAACCTTTGCTCTTGTTTTCTGGTGGCGGTTGATTTTCTTTAGTGAAAGGTTTGCCATCTATCGCGCCTCTAAATGGTTTAGCGGGGCGTTTTTTGGGCGTTTTGTCATCGGCTTTCATAGCACAAAGATAAGAATTATTTTAATAAGTTTAGTATTTCAGTTTGCATCTGCTCAAACGATGTAGCTACAATGTAATAACCTCCATCGGCTTCAATTGCTGCTTTGCGTTTAAGTTGTGCTTCTCCCATTCGGTCAGTTTGTGATTTGACTTCAATGGCAAATAGTTTTCCTTTCAATATACATTGTATGTCCTCCATACCTTTGTTTAACCCTGCAATGTAACCTATGCCTTTTCTATATCTGCCCTCACTACTTATTCGCCTTGCACTATTGCAACTGTGTACTGATTTTAAATAAGCAATGATTAAATCGGTAAACTTATTAGTGTTAAATGCATCTTTGGTTTCTTTCGGTTGGATAACATTGTTAACGGGTAAGTCCAAATGGTTTGTTGTGAGCTCTGACTTTCGCTTCTTAACGATTTTCTTTTTGTTGAGGTTGAATCGTTCAATCGGCAATGTTTGCCAAAACGCTTGGGCCATGTTAGACCGTTTGTATTGGTTGTGGTAATACAGTTCGAATTCGGGGATGCTAAAAATCTTCATTTGGTTTTAAGTTTGATGTGAATACTGGTGACTCCTTACTTATTGCTTCATTAATATCTCTAAATTTTGTGTATTGACCATCCCACCCAAGTAGAATGTCATCAGCAGTTGCACCATTTCGATGCTTTGCAATTATAAACTGCGCTTTGTTTACTGTGCTATTGCCATCGTTGTCTTCCATAATGCCATGTGCTTCAGGTCTAAATAAAAATGTAACCATGTCGGCATCTTGTTCAATACTTCCCGACTCTCTAAGGTCTGACAATATCGGTGTTTTATCAGAACGTTCCTCAACTTTTCGGCTTAATTGTGATAGTGCAATAATCGGAATGTTTAACTCTTTAGCAATGCCTTTCAATGATCGCGAAATATATCCAACCTCTTGCTCTCGGCCATTAACATTGTCAACCTTACCCGCAGTCATTAGCTGAATATAATCAATGATTGCAAGTTTAATATTGTGGTCGCGTTTAAGTTTTTTAAGTTTAACTTTTAACTCAAACACCGATATTGCAGGCGTGTCATCAATAAATATCTTACTATTAACTAACTTTTGGCACATCAAACGCTTGCGTTGCACCTCATCATCATTCAATCCGGTGCGCATAAATTTCTCCAAAGGTATCTCACTTTCGGCCGATTGCAAACGATTCATTAATTGCATTGATGACATTTCTAAACTAAACAAAGCAACTGGCTCATTGAATTCAACCGCTGCATTTCGGGCAATGTTTAACACAAATGCAGTTTTTCCCATTCCTGGCCTTGCTGCTAATATAATTAAATCGGAGCTTTGCCATCCACCCGTTATAGCATCAATATCAAAGTAACCACTTGGCACACCACTAATGCCTTGCTTTGACCTAATTTCAATATTGCGCTTTTCGGATTCAAAAAATAGGTCAGTAACATTGTCAAACTTTCCAACGTGAATAGTTTGGGTTACTTTGTCAATCATATTTTGGCCTTTTTCAAGCATTTCAAACGCATCTACGTTATCTTGGTAACTTTCCTTAATAATACCTGCTGACATCAAAATAAGTTCACGCTGCGTGTATTTTTGAAAGACTATCCTTGCATTGTATTCTACATTGAAATCTGCTTTGTTGCATAAGGTTGTTAGATAATAAGTGCCTCCAGCCTTTTCTAAATTGCTTGTACGTTTCAATTCTGTGTTAACAGTAATAACTGTTATAGGGCTTGAAAGTTTGTAAAGTGTGTAGATTGCTTCAAGTATAACCTTGTGACTTTCTTTGTACATCATATCTGGTCGAAAAAAGTCAACAATCTCATCTATGCAGGTAGCACGGATAAGTATTGCACCTATAATTGACACTTCCAAGTCATCTGCTTGTGGTGGTAGTTTTCCCCATTCAATATTGGCATCATCATCAATGCGCACTGTTTTCTTTTTATTTTGCATTTGTTTTGTTTTTAGTTCCAAAGTTTCCTTTTGCCTTTGGTTGTTCATTTTGTACTTTTGTTGGCATTGGTTTTAGATGTGGAATGACATTGCGTATTGTGTTTTGCCAGTTAGTGATTGGTTTGCCATAACCATTGCACCAGCCATCAGCGACAAATGTATCATATTTTGCAGATATCGTTTCCTTTAGTCTATCAAAGTCAATATCTAATGATTTACAAAAAGAAAGAAATTCATCGCGTGCGGGCGCGTGTGTGTTCACACACACATTATCATTTTCATTATCCTTTTCATTAACATTTACATTATCATTTACATTAGCTTCGGTTTTGGTTACGTTTTGGTTAGCTTTTGGTTTGGTTTTGGTTATGATTTGGTTATCATTTGATTTCGGTTTACCTCCTTTTAAACCATTTTGATACTTCTTATTGTTGGCATCAAGTTGAGGTTTTATAAGTGTAAAAATAGTCTTTGATAATCCTGCTAAATTAACCAGATTATCATTAAAAGAATATTCAAAAATAGCATTGTAAACTTCGCCTTGATTGGTTAATGGAAGTTCTTTAAGTGCTTCATAAAAGCTACGATAAAATATTGTTGAATCTCTCATTTGTATTGATTTGATGTATATTTAAAATCATCCTTAATTATTGCTTTTTGTATCGCGTGAAACTTAGATTCAGCATTTAAGGTGTAAACTTTTCCAGTTGGTGACTTTATAAAAAATATTTTCATTTGTTTAATAAATTTTTTCGCAAATAACTATTAATTCATCATTGTCATCTATTTCGTGTTTTTCAACTCTGTAATTACTAAAAAATTCATCATAGTGAAATTCTGAATTTGGAAAAATTAAAATAGGAAGTTCAATAGTATTAAATCCTCCATCGTTGCATAAATAATAAGTGTACATTATGTATAATAATTAAAAAAGCCTATATAACTTTGTGCAGGGTTCGACTTCTACACTCCATTAAATAGGCCAATAAGTTTATGTTTCTTTAGTGTCGAACCGAAACAATAATGCGAATATAAGTAATAATTACTTAATCTGCAAATTACGATGTGTTGCAATTGTGCATCCAACAACATCAACACCATCTTTAAGTGCTGCCTTAATAGCAGCCTTATCGGCTTGTTCAGTAACCTTTACCACCTTGTAGGCAGCAGGCAGTTGGTTGACATCATCCACC